GTAGCACCAGATTTATTAACTGAAGAAAATGTATCGTTTGATAATTTATATAGTTTAGTACTATCACCTGCAAAAGTATAAACATTACCATCATTATCTTTAGTTGAAAATGCACCAAAGCATTGTCCGTCTAAAGCATTAGATTTAACTGTTGATGTTTTAAATGGTTTATAACTGACAGCTGCAGGAAATACATTTTTTGCAGTTGTAGCTCCCTTATTTAAATGATCAGGTAAATCAGGTAACCATTCTCCAAAAGGTATTTGCATTATTTCCTCCTATAGAAAGATAAGTCAGTTTGAACATCTGTTCTTTGAACAACAGGTGCTCCACCATAGCTATCTTGTTTATCGTTATTCTCGCATCTTTCAAGAGCTGCGATATACATTTGTAACCAATTCTGTTTTTGATCTGAATCTATTCCGCCAATAAAATTGGATGCATGGTAAAGACTACCATACAGATAGATTCCAGGATGATTTGTTAAAATATAATTGGAAGTATTCTCTCCAGAAGAGTTGGTTCCTGGGACAAGAGGATCGAAATTTTTGTAATATGATAAATAACCAGTATAAGTAGTATCAGGGCTAGGACCAAATCTGAATTGTTCTGTTTCATTATCTGCCTCAATAGTGTAAGAACGAGGTCTACCAGATCTGGAACCTCCTCTTATTTCAAATAAGTTATGGGGTGTAATATATTCTAGTGGATATTTTGTACTAGATGATAAAATATAAAATGATCTTACAGATATAAATCCAGTTGGAACAGTTTCAGTTTCTGAATCAATAGTTATTGTATCTATTTGTTCCATCTGTCTTATTCTTAATTTTGAATTGAAATCAGCTTCTGTAAGTTTAATAAAATCATCAGCGATCTCATCTGATAAATCACTTCGATTTAACCAATTAGCGATAGCTGTTTTTAAAGCCGCATAAGTATTTAATGCCATTATAATCTTCCTTCAGAAGTTTTAAAGTATCTAAAATCACTACTGTTGAGTTTAGTTCTCATTATTTTTTGTTGTGTTTCTTTAGGTAAAGCCCACCAATTATTAGTCCCATTATATTCTTTAGTCCAAATCTGTAGTATGATTGGAGGGACACTAGCAATCCGTCTCATTTCTCTAGATGCTGTATAACCATCATTTAAATTATAAAGCTCTTTATTCCTTTTTAATAAAGGATTGAGATCTTGCTGATTATTAACTGTTAGTTTG